GTTTTAATCCAAGTATAAAATTCGCCTCGGTCTGTAAACACTTTAGCCATGTCACGCATTGCCTGCAACTCTTCAGTATTGGCAGATTTAGTAACATCGCCAGCATAGATAACATGAACAACATCATTGCCTAATGCTAGGTCGTGCTTAATATGCTTCATCAAGTTGCCTTTTAATACAGTCAATGTTGGATTGATTACTGCATTAATAGGATAGGACTTTTTATAGTCCCACAGTGGCTCGTATGTCATATCGTATGCCAGGCGAGGGAAACTGCCTTTGCCCGACGCCGCCGGCCAATGTTGGAACACCCTTAAAGATATTTCTTTAAGTTTAAGGCCCATAATATGGGCAATAACTTCTGTGTGATGTTGATCCAGAGATTCTTCAAAGAACTTATCCCTGGGAGTCATTGGCTCGTATTTTCTTGGGACCTGACCATTTACATAATTTTTTACAGTATCAAATACTGCTCGTGTAATCCACTCTTCTAAAAACTTAAATCCACTCTGTATCTCATGCTCGGGTACCAACAGTTCTCTCGACGGCTTTTTAGCATTGGTTACAAATATCAATTCAACCAATGTTCTACTCATTGGAAGTTCTTTATTTGCAACCTTAGAAAAACTAATAGATTCTTTTTCATCAAACCATTTAGATTCGTAACCTATTGCACGACCATCATGTTGCACCCATAGTATATCCATGCCCATAGTGCTGTCACCTTTCATTAGGTGACTACACTTATATCGTTGTTGTATATCTGCCGGTGGCGCACCATCACCTTTGTTAGATAACCAATATACTTGCCCAGGTTTCTTTGATTTTTGATTTTCTGCCTTGAAGAACATAGCACAGTATTCTTCAAACAATGATCTGTTAGCAGGACTTAAACTTTCAAGCTCAGTCCAAAAGTCTAGATGGGCATCTTTACCGCTATGCTTGTTTAGTAGTGTTTTGAGATTCATTTATATACCATCTTAGTTAAACAATACAGACATTATACACTTTTTTGGATTTTGAGTCAAATGCAAAGGTAGTACTAGAGTATTACTTTTTGGGCTTTTCAAACAGCCAGAGATCTTCAAAATTTCCGTCCCGTGTTTTCTTGGCCTGTCTACTGCCTGCAATGGCACTCCATTGCACTTTGTAATGTTGCTTCAATGGCATGTGGCGTTGCACCACCTGCCGCATGTCTTGGCTGATGGCAACTTCTTGCTGATCTTTGTTTCGGTAATTGCTGATCACAAATGCAAAACGACCACCGGGACGCAATACCTGTGTGGCAATTTTTACAGTCTCATTCCAGTAACCTTCTAACCAATCTTGGTAGTTGGGAAAGTTGGTCAAGCTCTGTTCTTCACCGGGATAGATTTCCAAATCATAGTAAGGTGGACTAAACAGCACCGCATCAACTGAGTCAGCATATTGTTTGACAAATTCATGTCTAGCATCCAGTTGTTCACTGGGACACAGATACAGATCCACAGTTTTGGTATCCATTTCCCATATACCACGATTTGAGTATTTGATCCATTCCTCATGTAACTGCCGTCCGTTTTCAACCACTTCAGGGATGACATCGGTAGCAATCAAGTGCCGGAACTTACTGCTATAAAATCCAATTTGATAAGCATTCCAGCCCATGCAAGGAGCAAATAGTGTTTCGCCTTGAAACAGTTCATCCACTATGCCACGATAGGTTGCTGGATTAAAAATACTAGCTCTGTTACAACCAATCATGAAGTCCACCCAAACTTGGTTGTAGTTGTCTTCGATCTTGCAAACATGGTCAAAGAATGCCGGTGCCGCTAGACTATTGCGTATTTTGAAATCTTCAAACATGGCTTTTAGTAGTCCGAATGTGTATTCAAAATCATTGGAATACAGTTTCTTGGTATTGAAAAAACTGTTGAAGTTGATGTTCTTGCACACGCGACCATACTTGCTGTTGGTACGCCCGGCAAAGGTATCATCCATCAATATGTCGGCTTCAGGAATGTCAAAGTAAAAATCCAACGACTCCTTGAGCCCTGCTGTCTTTGTGAACCATTCTGCCAGTGCTACTTCGGGCTCTTCAACCAACATCTTGTACAGTTTTCTTTTGTACAGGTCCAACCGATCTTTGCGATTGTCCTTCTTGGACACACGGTTGATAAATGTGTCTAGATCACTACGCACCACAAATTGGCCTGAACGATCACTGCCATTCAGCACTGACACTTGTTGACTGAATTCTTCAAATGTGGTGCTGTGACGAAAATTGAATAGGGATAAAAATTGTTCTAGGGTATAAATCATAACGTATTTATAACTTTGTTACAAGACAATTATTAATAGTTGTGGTTTCTAAAGGGGTCAATTCCAACAGCAATTTTTCAGGTACTACGATACCATCGTGGTTGGGTTTACCTTTATCAATCCATCGCTGTCGTTGTTCTAGTAAACAGTCTTTGACCACTTGTATTGCTTCGGGTGAGCTGATATCCCAAAGTCTTACCAGTTGTAGATTATCCTTGCGACGAACACCAAAGATATATCGAGGGTATTCAAGTCCGCCTTGAGCGTGGAATTGCCACCCGCTCTTGCCCACAGTATCTTTTTTCTTTGAGGGTTTAACTGTGGCACATTTTTGCTCGATTATAACATCTAGACTCTTGGCATCTTCGCCGTTGCGATGAAAATTAGTATTGTAATTGGTATCATACTGACTTACAATTTCCCACATGCTCAATGCACTTAGGGTATCATTGGCCAAAATGTCAATGGTATGTTTTTGATAAGCGGCACTGTGTTCAGCAAAGATCCGATCTCTATGTTCGATAAGATCTTCAATATCCTGCGGTTTTAAATATTTAGACATAGTGTATTATAACACTAAATGCTGGAAATAGTCAAAATGTTTTTCGAGCGTCCAAGTAGTGGGATCAATCACGGTACCATCATGTGTTTGGTATTCGGCTTGGAACACATTGGTGTAACGCTCAAACGGCAACCACATGTTGGGAGTCTTGGCGGCCCACCCTGCATCTTTGAGTGCCATATGCTTGGCACGACTCAGTCGTACTGTGGGTGCGTTTAGTGACTGTTCTACAGTAATGCTACCGGCCAACAGCAGATCACGGACGCGACTGGCTGGTATCAAGTGCTCAAAATCGCAGTCTTCGTCGGCACCGACTTCGTGATAGTGTGCCAACATGCCATCTCGCTGTTGGATACAATATTCGTGGTACCTACGCAAATAGGTATCAATGTCATTGCGAATCTCCCGAAGCAATTGTTGGTCGTTTTGAACGGTGGCATATTCAGCAACCAACCGAACCAAATTACGAGTACAGTAACTGGCCACGGTTTGGTAAGTTTCGTTGGTACGCCGGGTTTTGCCATACACAGGCGCTGTAAATTGTTCAAGAGATTCGCGCAACATATTAGGCCTTGGGAAACAATCCAGCGGCAACATTGCCTTCTTCTATGCCCATTTTGGCACCTTCGCCGTGATACGGCAAATTCAATGTGCCACCTGCACGGATATGCAGTTCGCGCATGAAATTGCTCATGGCACTAGGAGCACTCCAGGTAGAGCCGGGCTTGACATGACCCCATTGCTTTTTGGCCTTGTCATGCAAGATATGCGAGCTTTTGAATGTGGGTTTGATGCTTTCCAGCAAGGTTTTCATCCAATCTTTAGGCAGTCGGTCTGCAGGATTGGTACTGGCAATGCGATGCAACTCGTACAGACCAATAAACACACCTTGATCAATTTCCTCTTGTTTTTCGTATACCTTAACAATGGCATCTAGAATGTTGTACAAGGTATTACCGGTGTCATCAATTTCAATGACCTTTTGGGCATACTTGAAGTGACTCATGTAGTATTCGTTGTCACCACACAGATTCTCACTGGCACGACTATTTTTGTCTTGCAAGTCGATGTCTGCACGATCAAATTGATCTTGCATGGTCCTAGCACGAACTACCTTGACATCACGGCTACCGTTCTTGTAACGAACAAGAGCATTGCGATGCAAGTCGCCAGGCGTGAGTCGCTTGACTCCAGTATCGTTCAGCATTTCAAACGCATAGCTGGCAAAGTTTGGATCATCGGTTTCTACCACAGCACAGGGAATTTCTGTAAAGCCCAACAAGCCGGCCGCAATGGTACGGTGTTGTGCATCGTAAAGGTAGATATTGGGATTGGTGCCAATTCGGCAAGAAGATCCAGGCGAACAAATTCGTGGATCCCATTTTTTCATGATGTTGATGATGTGTTTATGAATTACATCTCGTTGCACTTCGTAGTCGATCCATAGATCTTCTATCATCAACATGGCACTAGTAGGGAATCGATGTGACAATGCTTTTGCACGGGCTCGCCATGCGGCAAGGTCTTTTTCTGTCACACCATAGTGTGCTTTGAGTTGTTGCTCAACTTCGGCGATTACATCCGTGAGCTTGCGTGTGAGGCGTTTTGCGGCCATGATATTTCCTTTTCCTTCTTTACCCGTACAATACGGGATTAGTTGATTGTTCAATGCGACCATCGCATCAAACAGTAGTAATTATAACACAATTGCCTTACGGTGTCAAGTAATACCTAAGTATTACTTTTTAAGTTGTCTAAATATTGCCCAAGATCGCCGGCGTGTAATTGTAGCATGACTGCATCAGTTTCGCTGGCCACTACAAGGTGTGTGGTGTCTCGGATGTAGTAGGGTTCTTGTAACAGTCGTTCTAACTGCAACAAATGCTTGGTACCAATCTTGTGTGATAATTTCACTTCGTAGTACCGCCACTGACTGTGCTTCATGGTCCACTGATACCCAGTGCGAGTGAGTCGCATACTGCGGTGATTGGTGGGGTTATACCACCAGGTGAATTCTACACCAGTAAAACGGTCAACAGGGTATCCGGCCGCGATGATGAATCGCTCCTGGAATTCTTGTTGTTTATGGGTAGATGCGTTCACCTTCTCGTAGCAAGACAACTGTGAACTTGTCGGTCTTGAATAAGGTGTTGAGTTTTTTACACAGGTTTATAGCGTGACCTGAATTCGAAAAGCTGACTTTTTTGTATTTTGGCCCAGGATAGGCCACCAAGATATTGTGTGTCTTTAGGTTGATAGGTTTACCTTCGTAATGAACTGCCCAAATACCTTCGCTGGCCAACACCTGATCTGCTTTGTATGTTGTTTTGTTTACGTGCTCGACAAGCACGGTTGGTTTGGGTCTCGACATTTTCGGTGTTCCTTGATACTATTATTTATCTCAATAACTATGTAGTTTATTTGAAACCGCCACCGTCCATGCTGAGTTGTACAACAGTATCACCACCGGATTCCAACCGAGCTGCCATTTCTGTTACCAATGCCAACACAGCAAAGATATCGGTGTGTAGACTTCTTGCATCTTGTGCAGTCAATACCAACTCTCTGCTGTGAGTTTGGTTCATTGCTTTGATTCGATCGTTAAAATTTTTGATATGAATACTGACATTATCCATTTCGTTTCTCCTGTGCTTCTTGGGCTGACTTGAAAGGCCCCATGTACTTATACCTGTTTAAGGTGATCAATTTGGGACAAAACTCTTGTAACCATGTGTTGCCATACTGCACCAAGTAGTAACCGGCACAGAAAAAACTGCGACTCTTGGCTGATTTAGAAAAGATTGGCAGTTTTCTTGATACATCATACACTTTGTTATAATTTTTGGCAGTGGCAGGATATCCGTAAACATCACTGCTGCCGTCTGGTTTGGCCTTGCCTGGTTTGGCAAATTCGATATTGTATTTTTTACTGATAAGTTTGATACTACTAAATCGTTCACGCTGGTCATCGTGTACATAGGCATAGCCGCCTTCTTCAATGGCCTGTATGGTGGCCACCTTGTGGCCCGATGTTTCCACAATCCAGTATTTGTTTTTGACCACGGGTCTTGCGACAGTTTCACTCATGTTGTTGTTTCATCCTATGCATTGTAATAATTTTACCCAACTCCCTATCAAAGTCTGCTACGCCGTCGGGGATAATGTAGAGCTCCTCGCGCTCGTAACCACTGAGTGTGATTTGATTTTTTTCTCGCACATCTTCAGTTACAGTGACAATAGTTCCACCATTGGCTGGTGTGATTTTGAATGTTATACCTGGTAAGTTCATTTTGTTTCGATTTGCGTCAATTGAGATGCCACCCAACGGAATGGCACCGTAAGCAGATTGCAGGCCTTGGCCTTTATAGGTGAACTGATTATTACTGCTCATGCTTTCATCAGCTCCATGGCCACTATTTCGCCAATACGACGGGCAACATCTTCGTCATCGTGTATCACATGCACAATTTCATTTTGTCGATCCTTTTGTCGATCGTAGTTTCTTGTGGTGACCACAATGCCGCCACGAGCCGGGGTGATGCTGAGTCTGATAGGTGTGTCAAACTCACTGCCTAGCACAGCCATTGTGTCCGGGCGAACTTTGACATCTTCATCATGGTGTAACCAATTTCTAACCCAACTTCTAAAACTCATATTTGATCCTTTTTGTTTAAATCGCAATCGCAAGGTCTTCGCCCCTGCTGGCAGTTGCCTGAACAGCCGGGCTCTGCATAGTAAATATAAAAATACAGTGCCACAAAAAATGTAGCCACCATGATCAGCATGTTGATCAAATCCCAATCCGTTTTCATGCTTTTGTTTCCTCTTCTACCAAGGCTGTTACAACTCGCAGTCGGGCCTCGGCTTCTTTCAAGTGATCTATGGCATCGGCCACAGCAGGATGCCGTTGAGCCAACTCTTTGAAGCGAGTTTCTTCCTGCATTTTGCGTTCAACCCACATGACGGCAGTATCAACATTGTGACGCAGACTGATCATGGCCTGTCCATTACCACCAATTGGCATCCATGATGATCCACCGTCGTAAACCTCAAATTGATTGTTGTTCCATCGCACCATGCCGGCACTGGGCCGTGTCATGTCAATGTAGGGTGTGTTGTAACTTTGTCCACTGGAATCAACCTGTATGTAGGGTCCGTTGGCGTATATATTTTTGATCATGCAAATACCATCCAAATAATAAACAGATATGTCAGTTGGTGCGCCATTTGATCAGCACCCATATGCGCCCAAAATTGTTTTGTTCTAATATCACCGTTGCCGTATTGTATTTTAGCATAGTCTATGTGATAATGCAATACAAAATCAACAAAAGCCACCACCCCGGCTAGAGTAACATAGTCTATGCCAGTTATGGCCAGCACACACAACATGGTGCCAATGGCATGTTTTGCACTATGATTTAGCCCTAATTGATCACCGTAGATGCCTTTGCTGGCTATTTCTTCTGTGGTTTGATCAACAAAATCCACATACCAATGCTTGAATTGCAGTAGTGCCAGCAAAAGCAACAGTTGCTCCATATATTTACCCTACATTTGCCAACGACTGTTTCCATAGTCGTTCTTCAAAACTGTCCGATGCTTGTGGTAGGTCAAGTTCCTGTTTTAAGATCAGTTCCACATATTGATTCAATGTGATATCGCGATGATGCGCCTGCTTCATCATTTCAAAAATCAAATCGTCTTCTAATTCCAACGGAACATCAACACGACTGTCATACGGCGTACCAGCAACGATGGCCTGTGCTTTGGTCAGCCAGTCCTCGTCGGTTTCCAAATCCACATAGTCAACATCATCCCATGCTTCTTTTCTACTAACACCACGCTGTTTGGCTTCTTTCTTATTGGCTTTGGCGTAGTCTGGATTGATCACGCGATAGGCACGATTGTGAACATAATCGTGTGCTTGTACTTCGTACACCACCTGTGTCTTGGTATCAAAAATGATGGTAAAGCTGTGACCATCTTGACTACCGTTCCACGAATCCAACATGTGAGCATTGGATCCGTAGCATTGCCAACCATAGTTGCTACCTTCAGTGATACGGTAATCGACAGTTTCCATCCATTGTTTAAGAGAGATCATCTTTTGTTTCCTTGCGTTGTTGTACTACAATTTCAAGCCACCCCACCAGGGCAATTAACCATCCGGTGTTGCCGGGCATGTCCCAAGTGGCCACAACCATAATGGTAGACATGATCAAAATGGCAATGGCCAATATTTCTTTAAGTGTTTTCATTTTTAACTCCGAAATGTTGTTTAATCTGTTTTACTTTATTTTCTAACAATTCAAGTCCTTCAACATCACCCAAATAACCTTGAGCAAATGCTTGGTGATGCGATGTGGGCTCAACAATGAGCAAACATTCCTGCACAATCAATTTAGCAAATCGTTCAACATCAAAGTTGCTGTCTACCATGAATCTTTTCTCATCGTACACTTGATGCCATGCACCTGATTCAATTGCAAGTTCTTCAATGCGTTTGTTCATTCTTCAATCCCAAAATGCTTCTTGATATGTTTGGCAACTGTGTACCCTTGTCCCAGAGTCAACTCATCAAACTTGTAGGCAACATCTGCACATTCCGATACAATCAATCGAGCAAACTTTTCGTTATAAGTTTCAATCCATTTGTCTACATCAAGTATACCTTGTGGCACACTTTGTTTGGCTTGATCGGCGAGTTCCTTAATTCGTTCGTTCATTCTGGGTAACTCTTAGACAAGAAGTCCACATGCGTCTGTGCCTGTTCGCTGATACGTTTCAGATCATACTTGCCACAAAACTTTAAGAACTTGGTACCGATCTGCGGAATTGATTTTACCACACTATTTGTGGCAATGGTTTCTGCAATGATCTGTTTGATGTTGTTGGGCTGTGCGGAAAGATCAACCAACACACGATTGCGTTCATAGTCATCCAACACACGATGTTCTTCGCTATTATGGTCAACCCACCGCTGTAACATCATGTTGTTCCACGCGAAGCCTTTACTTTCACGGTCCGCGAACGCTTCTTCAAGCCCAATTTTCTTTGAAGAACCTTTAGTGCGTACACCAGGGTAGGCCGAGAAGATGTTGTCGGTGGGGTCACCACGCATACACTTCTCGAACAGTATCCATTTAGGGTCTGGAATAGTTTTTGCTTCTTTAGTTTTTTTATCTTTGACTGGGGCACCTTTCTTGTCAAAGATGCCTTGTGTGGTGTGGAGCTCATCTGATATTCCGTTGTATTGTTTGACATTGTGTGCCAAGAGTTGATAGAAGTCTGTGTCCGAACTTACAATTATGTGTTCATCTCCAGGGTGTGCTTGAATCCATCCTGCCACCAGGTCATCCGCTTCGAGTTGGCTGTGCTGGAGAACAGTACAATTGGACTTTTCCGTGACGAATGTTTTGAGTTCATCAAAAGCCTCCCAAAATAGTCGATCTTCTTC